GAGAGTGTGATTGCCTCAGCATTTGCTAGTTTGTAATACCTGAAGTATTGATTGCCAATAGCACCATAAGCAGAGTTAAGAGCAATCTTCTTCGCCATTTGAATGTTGTTACATCTGGCGATCTCTTTTTTAAGTGCATCAGTAGGAGTCTTCTCATACTGCTGCTTTGCTTTGAGCATCCGTTTCTTAAAGATGACACGTTCACCATACATCTTATCCATCAGTTCGGGAAGGAAACCACGTACATCCTTTCTATACATGGCACCATTAGCACAGACAGCATAGTCTTTGTGCATTTCAAAGTTTATCTCCTCCTCAAGGATTCGATCAACACTTGACGTTGGGTGTCTCTCTTCCAGGAGGGTTTCTGGCGAGATGTTGTACTGCATAATAAGGTGAGGGTAGAGACTGTTAAGGTCAAAAGACACAACCCAATCATACTTTCCCGGAATCGGTTCCTTGACATAGGCGCCTGCATACTTTTCACTCTTCGAAGAATTGACTTTAGGTGGAATAACAATGTCTTTTCTTTTTAGATAGTTATAGATGATGGTATCCCACATACGAACCTGATAGAACACATCGGCATAATTTACCTTAGCGTCGTATGCCATAGTAATGGCAAGTTCGATGAGTTTCATCTTGTCTTCTAAACGATCGACAAGTTCCACGTCAATTATATTATATTCAACAAATTTCTGCCACCCTTGTGTGTAGAAATCCTTAAATGTGTCGAACTCTGAGTGATCTAACTTCTTCTGCCCCAGTTCTACATTGGCAATGTGATCAAGACGATATGACTCTTGGTTTGTATATGTAAACTTTCGGTATAATTCTAGGTAGTCCAGTTGAGTGATACCACCCACATCATATGTCTTGTACTTTCTACCTTTGATAAACAATTCTTTCTCACTCACCAGACCCCAGGGAGAGAACCTACGGCACCTCTTCTCTCCTAGAACACGGTCAATACGTCCTACCAGGTATGGAATATCGAACAGTTGAATGTTCCATCCAGTAACCACGTCAGGCATGTTATCTTCCCACCACTGACTGAAGTCAGATAGCATGGCGTGTTCGTTACTGAACTGTCGATACTCAACCTTTGGATGGTTGTTCTTAAAAGGACCAACACCCCATGTGATGATACCCTTTGTGGTGTAATCCTGAATAGTAATCAGCAGCAACTCTTGGTCTGCTGTCTCTACGTTAGGAAATCCATTCTCTGATTTGGTCTCGATGTCAATCGTCACCAAACGAATCTTACTAATATCAAACTTGATCTCTTCTTCTGGATACATCTCAGCAATATACTGATAGATGTATCTCTCATTTCCATACACTTCGAAGTTCTCAATGTCCTCATACTTCTTGATGAACTCTCGGCAATCCCTGACTGTGCCAGGTTGAATGGACTGGACGTACTCACCCTCTAGAGTTTTGTACTTAGTCTTCTTCTTTGATTGCACGAAAAGAGTTGGTTGGAATTCCTCACGAACCATGAAATGTTTTCCATTCTCATAGCCACGGACGAGGAACCTGTCCCCAACCATCTGAACATTAGTGTAGAACTTCATTCAATCTGTTTTAAGTAATTGTCAAGTAGTTCACCCTTGGGGTCAACAAAGGTCAAGACATCATCTGACCTAATCATTATATCAGTTTGGTTGGTGAAATCCAACCAGTCGGTGATCTCAAGTGAAGGTCTTTCCACCAAATATGGTTTGATCAGACGGCAATCTGGTTCACCAATCTGCCCGATCACCTCTTCAACCTGAGCAATCACCAAAGTGTTATTCTTCAGTAAAAGACACTTGATCGATATCTGGTCCATCTGTACATTCCTCATACATTGCTAACAAATCCTTTTGTGGATTGACATAGGTCACAATCCAATCTTTAGGTACTACCATCTTAGTATCAGCACTCAAGGCAATCCAAGATTCCAACCTAACACTGAGATTATTTGGTTGCTGAAAACCCTCTTCAGTAAGCAATACATTGCTCACGTCTGTCAAAACGACAAGTGGTTTATCGAACAGGAAAGCATAGACTCTTTCCTCATGTACTAATTCCTTTAAGTCGGCAATAACTTGCTCACCCGACCTAAGAAGAACCAACTTAACTGACATGGAGATACTTTAACCTTCACTAATTATATCAAGAAAGAGGGGAGGTGTCAACTGGTTTGTGCCAGTTACCTCCCACGGCGACGATAGCACTCGTATTTAGAGATAATCTTTACGGGCGTGATGTTCTGGAACTATTTTTCCTAGTGTGATTGTGAGGAGTCCGTCTTCGAAGACGACTTCCTTAACTTCTGTGTCGTCGGATAGAGTCCATGCTCGTTTAAAACTTCTGCTAGCCACTCCCTTGTGGATAAATGTTCCGACAGATTCCTTATCCTCTTTTTTCCCTTCGACAAAAAGTTTTCCATACTCTGTGAAAGCATTTACTTCCTCCTTTTTAAATCCTGCTAGTGCAATTTCTAACCTGGATTCCACATTATTTAATTGTACAAGATTATATGGTGGATAATTTGTTTCGTGATGTGACGTGAAGATACGGTCAAAATATCCATCCATTCCGATACTGTTCCTTGTAATCCTGTCCATCAATTGGTCCAGATCTGCAGCATTAAACTTTGTTAGGTTAGTCATTTTTGTAGCTCCTTATAAAAGCGAGTTTGTGTTTTGTGGACCCGTTCGGCATCCACTACTATTTAACTACAAACTAAAAAAATAAGTAACCGTGATAACCGAATATCTTTGTAGTATCAACCATACTCAAAGGTATAGTCAGAGATCATGGCAAACAGTTGAGTCTTTAGCTGCTTTAAATACTCCTGCTCTTCTGGTGGTCTTGCTGGTGAACCAGGCCAAGTCTCTATGGCATAATTAATATGGTTATAAAGCATACGAACTTCATCAATATTGATATACAGTTGAAATTCGTAGTCTTGTGTTTCTTCCATAGTTAATCTGTTGCTTCGGTTTTCTTACGACCAATGTTATATTTTGTCTCTAGAATCCAATCACCTTTGTCTTTGAAAGATAAGACTTTAATTTGATTAAGTGGTGCAATATCAGAAATTTGAGAGACATCAACAATCTCAATCAATCCCCAATCAGCCAGTAACTGTACAATTCTGTTTCTACGTTGAACATCATTGACAGTTAAGTTTGCTCTTTTGCCATCCAGAGCAAATAGTTCTTTAAAGTGAACGATGTAATACTTACCTTGTTTATGAAGGATGTGGCACGATTGGTAAAGCTTCTTCTCTTTTCTAGAAGCAACACCAATACGTGTAAGTGTCTCACGAACCTTAAGAAAGTCATCGGGTTCAGAAAGAACCACTTCAACCATCTCTCTAGGTGTCCAACTTACTTCAGGTTCTTGAACGACGCTCATTTCATGCCTCCAATATCAAGTCTAGACTTGATGTAATCTAGTTGTTCTGTATTTAGAATTTTGAGTGCTTGCTGCGCCTTCTCATTACTATAACCATAATAAGATTTCACAGCATCAAGATCTTTCACTTGCCCTTTACGAAGCCAGGGAGAGAATCTTTTTCTCTTTCGTAGACTATTTAGAAGGAAATCATATTGAAGTTTATTATCCAGAGAGGGATTCTTGTTCATCTCATTGGCAAACATGAGAGCATCTATAGTCCCAGACAGACATTTGTTGATGATGAACGCAGGATATTTCTCTGTCGGATCCTCATCAAGGATGTTGTGTTTAGTCTCGTTAATTGATTTGAGCCAGTCTTTAAGTTCCATTATTTGAATACAGCATTAACACCAATAACAGTTGCATTAGGATTCCTGGCAAGAGCAACCTTCTTTGCCTCATCATAGTTTCTAGCAATGACTTGTTCTGTGAATACAGTTCCTGCTACGTACAGTTTTACTTCCATCTTCATGAGAAAAATCCTTCCAGGTTGTTTTCTACTTTATAGTTAGTCACCAGCAATTCCTTCTTTACGTTGTCCCTGGTGCCTTTGTCACCACGATGGACCATAGAGTACCTAAGATCGAATTCACGGCAGTCATAGTCCTTGTAGAGGTCCATCAGACGATCGTTCACATTGTATGTGATCATGAACTGATGCTTTGTCTTATAAACTTTCTTAGCAAAAAGGTCATGATCAAATCCACGATGCATCTCACGGTCCTTACCGTACAAGAAGTCCTTGATGTCATAAGGAGGGTCAAGAAAAACGAAAGTCTTTTTTGCCTGTCCTTTTAGCAGTTCTGAGTAATCAATATTCGTGATCTTCCAGTTCTTAATCAAGGCAGAGAACTTCTTCAGTTTCTCGGCACCAACAAGAGAGAAGTTTGCCCTAGAGGCAGTGGGAGAGAAACTACTGTTTTGAGTGAGACCAGAATAAGAGCACTTATTCATGATGAAAAAACTGATTGCCTGATCAATACCAGTTTGACTATCAATAGACTCAGCACACTCTGTAAAGAGTTTTTGATGAGCATCGTCATCACCTTTGATCTTAGACTTGATCTCATAAATCCTGTCCGATAGTTCCTCACCATTATCTCTCAACTGTACCCAGAAGTTGTACAGAGGAACATAGAGGTCATTGATCCATATATCAGTAGACGGATATGCCTGAGCAACATAGATTGCCATTGATCCACCACCAATAAATGGTTCCCTGTAGTGTTTAATGTCAGAAGGCAACCACTTTGATAAAGTGGGAACTGCCTTTGACTTACCACCAGGATACCTGAGTGGGGTTTTCAATGGACACTTCATCCCAATGGCCACCCCGTACCAGGTTTGCCTTGGACCTTCTCACCAAACGTGTGATGTGGTTTCAAATCAGGATCAGGGTTACTTTCCACTCGTGGTTCTTTCCTCTTGATCACAATGAACTTATCAGCAGCAAAGGTGCCAGGGATCTTGAACTCTAGTTCTGTACCATCTGGCCAAATCTCTTCACCATTCTTCTTTCTCATGTCAAGCATACACTCGACTTCTTTAATAATCTCAGGTGTAATTTTCATAATCAAAAACAGAATTTAATAAGTTGTTCACCGACCGCTTGGGGTCTGTCTTCATAAGATTGTGCTTCTAGTTCATTGTCAGTAGTCCAATCCTCACTAACAGAACCAGGAGAGTAATCATGCTTACAAAACTGAGCAGCATGAAGTGCCTCATGATCCACTGTTCTATTGATCTCGATAGCAAACCTAGGACCAGGCATGTGTTGTTTGATGGCATCAGTACAAATGATTACCTCAATATATTGAGTGCTAGGTGTAGAGAGTGTAAATCCAGCAAACTGATTCTGTCGTTGCCAACACATGGATGCATTCTCAACAACTTCGATGCCTGCTCTTTCCATCAGAGCAATAAGTGTTTCTCGTTCTGGTGTAAGGTATGCTTCCATCAGTCTGGGTATCCGTTGGGGTAATATTCTTTGTATACACCAGCATCATCATCGTCTAATGCCATTTCCACTTCTTCCTCTAATGCCCAAGAGTCTTCACTCTCCAAGTATTCTACCATCTTATCAAACAATTCGGGAGGAAAGTCATCAATGAACATCCCCCAAGTTCCTGGGTTCTCATCATCACCGTCAGGTTCCCAAGTACAATACTTGATCTCATTACGGTAGATTTCAAACAGGAAATCAAATACTTCAGATTGATCTTCTTCTGTATGGCAGTAGATCTTAAGATTGTTCAGTCTCATTTGAATTCACACTCCACCATAATTTCAGTTAATGCTGCTAGAAGATTGATCTCCTGGTCTGCTACGAATGCAATTTGATACTGATACTTAGCAATAATAAGGACAGCAGCAGCAATGCTAGGACCCTCAAGGGTGCCATAAAGAGCATCATAAACACGGCGAAGAAGTACACTAGGATCATTGTCCAAGTTATCGACAACCCACTTTCGTACTTCAGCAAATTTTTTATCCTTGAGATTTTTGATGAGATCATTTACAGATACGTCAGAAAACGTCGCGAGAATAGCAGAATCAATTTTGCCACTGACAGCATACCTCTGGCACTCATTCAGGACTCGTCGCCAGTCGGGGAAGTGTTTACTAATTAATTGGACAAGGACTTTCTTATCCGATTCAACACCCTCTTTATCCAAGATGTAGGTGAGTCGTTTGAAGAACTCTGCTGCAATGGTAGGTTTGTGCCTTCCACTGATGGCAAAGTCGATGACGGCACATCGAGAGTGGAGGGGTTCAAGGATTTTGTTTTTGAAGTTACAGGTGAAAATGAATCGGCAATTGTTATAAAATGCCTCAATGTTTGCCCGTAAGAGGAGCTGTACGTCGTGGGTAGTGTTGTCAGCTTCGTCAATAATGATGACTTTGTGCTTAGCATCTGCCGAAAGTGATACGGTCGAAGCAAAGTTCTTTGCTTGATTCCGCACCGTGTCAAGAAATCTTCCTTCATCGGAACCGTTAATAATAATGTAGTCACATTGTAGTTGTTCACACAATGCTCTGGCAATAGTAGTCTTGCCAATACCAGGAGGTCCTGAGAGGAGGAGATTAGGAATCTCACCTTTGTCTAGGAACTCTTGAAACATAGTTTTTGTTTCCTCAGGGAGGATACAATCACCGATGGTTTTGGGTCGATACTTTTCAACCCAGAGAAACTCATCACGCATATCAAATTAGGTTGAATGAAATAATAATTCGATCAGTGTCAGTGGTATGAGGTGGAGCCATGTGCCACAAGTTAGACGGGAAGATGAGCAAATCACCTTCTTTTGCTTGTATTGACATAGACTCTCCAACACCAAACACATTCATAAATGGAGCAAAGAACACGGTTGTTTTGTGTTCGGGACTCATCTTAGCATAGAATACCGCAGAGTATCCCTTGGAGTCATGTGTATGTGGTTGATGATAATCATGTGCTTCGTATCGTTGACACCAGCACCCTGCCAATTTGGTGAATTTATATTCTGAAGTTTCATTAAACTCCTCTAAGTATGGACCAATCAGTTCCATAAACTCTTTTCGATATGACATTTTATCCTCATATCCCTGATTGAAGTAATCAGTATAAGAGAGTCCATTGTCAGAGAGTGACTCATCATCAAAGGGAATCTTATCTAAAAGATCCTGTCCACAGGTTTCCCACTCTTTAATACTAGTTTTAAAGAGATTAACTGTGAAAAGGGGATACGTGTCAAATGCCATCAACCAAAAGTGGAATCGGGTTCCAGAGCAATGTAATAGTCAAGATTGAAAGAAGTATTGGTAAACTTAGACAGAAGTTTACTTGAGATCACAACATTGTATGAACCAGGAACAATCTTGATGTTCTCAACTTTAAAGTTGAAAGTAAACTGTTTGTCAGTCTCACCAACAACAATCTCGAACTGGTTAGAATTGTCGTTCTTCTTGTCACGAACAACCAGTTTGATTACATCTGCTTCACCAACCACAGCAAGGTCAGGCAGTTGATAGACCTGTGCTGCCTTCAGCAGTTTATCCAGTTGAACACTCTCCAGTTGGAAGGAGACATCCTCACTAGGAAGGTTGATCTCTTTCTCTGGGGGAGCAACGATCACACTGGGATCGGCAAAGGCAAACTTAGCACGGGTTTTACCTTCACGAATAACCAGATAGGAATCATTCTTGAAATCAAATTCTGGACTCTGGTAAAGTGAGAGACCATTCAAGAACTGACCAAGATCATAGATGGCAAAGTCACGATCAAATTCTTCAGGCACATCTGCCTCAGCAAGAATGTTTTTCATCACACTGATAGTGCGAAGTTTAGAACCTTGCTTGATAAGAATCGACTGATTGATAGAAGAGAAGTTCTTAAGGAGAGTCAGGGTCTTATCAGAAAGTTTCATAGGGGGTCGAAGTTTCACTGTTTTCAAGGGAGAAATGATAAAGTAGAATTGCGTAATGAATAATTTTCATAATATCCATTTTAGCAGTTCCCTTCTTATCATAACGGGAAGCATACTTTAGGATATTGCTACGGCAGAATGCTTCAGCATCGCCGACAGATTCAATCAAATCTAAAGTTTGAATCTTAGAAGAGTAATGTGCCGAATACGTTCGGGTAATATACTCCTCTACTTCTTTGATTGTCTCATCCTCATGGTATTTCCATTTTGGATTACGTTTTTCAGTCACGTTTTCAGATTGTGGTGGATTAATATTAAGTTCAAAAGAATTCACTCTTTGAAGATACTGATCATACTGATCGTCAAGATCTTTCCAGATTCTTTCTTCAGGTTCTAGTGACATAGCATCATAAAGCAGAGACCAGGCGTTAACCATATTATATCACTCCTCCTCTTGACAGTCAACAACATTTACGTCAGCATCAACAGCATCATACAGACTCATGAAAGCACTCTTGGTATCATCATCGAACCGATTCAAACCAAGATTGATTGCCTTTGCTTTGTCTTCAAAGATATTGAAAGCATTGATGATGTGAACCAATCGACGGGTGCTGATAACCTCATCAACACCACCCTCCTTGAAAGTCTTACGGATGATATCTGCCCAGTCAGCAAGACGGATACAGAAGTTCTCATCAGCACATACTTTGTTAAGGATACGTGTCTCAATGGCAGCAGTGGGATACTCCTGCTCCAGAGTGATACAGAACCTTTCTAGAAAGGCTTCGTTGAGCACGTTAGTACCGATGAATCGTCCGTCGTCGGATCCTTTTCCCTTAGTATTTGCGGTGGCGAATACTTGGAAACCCTCCTTGGCTTTAACGACTCTGCCAATTTTCTTGAGAAAAACTCCCTTTCCTTCAAGGATTGACTGAAGACAGAGGATTTTGTTACTTGCAAGGTCGATTTCATCGAGCAGTAGTACGGCACCTCGTTCAAGTGCTTCAATGACTGGTCCATTGTGCCAGACGGTTTCACCATTAACAAGGCGGAACCCGCCAATAAGATCATCTTCATCGGTTTCGATCGTAATGTTTACGCGGATGAGTTCCCGACCCAATTGAGCACACGCTTGTTCAACCGAAAACGTTTTGCCATTACCAGATAGACCCGTAATGAACGTTGGATAGAATAGACGGGACTGAATAATTTTTTTAATATCAGAGAAATTGCCAAACTTGACGAAGGTATCATCTTTAGCAGGAATAAGGTTTTGTTCAACAGCAGGTTGTGCCGATGGTGATTCAAATGTCTGCTCAAGTTTTTCTTGTACAGTAAGATCCCACTTACCACGACTTACTTGATATGGTTTCAGTCGTTTGGAAACAGTTTGATATGTAACATCATTCATGGCACACCAAGCACGGAGGTCACCACTACTCACTTGATCACCGTAGAGATCTTGGAGTGATGTAATGATGTGATCAGTAGAAAAAGACATTGAATGAAAAGACTTGGTTTGCTTCAACAATCATATTATACAAGAAATACATACCGAATATAGAGACGGTGTGCCAGCACTTGAATTGTCTACGGATAGTATTCTAAGTCTACAGCAAGAACAAAACGATACTGTTCACTTTGAACAATACCAGGACGATGCCACTGGTCTGATGGATAGATCAACCAATTACCAAACGTTGGTTTGATAAAAAATTCACCACCTTTGTTTGGTCCATTTGGTGCTATCTCTGTGCCACACAAATCAATATTCTGAACATCATCTGGGATGTCAAGATACCAAAGTCCACTAAGCATTTTCATACCTGGTTTACTTGGATACCAGTGATGATGCCATAACTTATCACGATCTTCAGCACCTTCAAGATTAGTCATGAAACTCCATGACTTCCTATTACCAACCCGAACCTCTTTACCAAGATAGGTAAAGCAGGCAACTAGAAAGGTGTTCCTATACTTCAACCATACGTCTTCACTACGGGCAAAAAGGTTTTCCTTAGTTTGATACTTGGGACTATTAGTGAAGTAATTGCCACTGTCAATGATTCCTTTGATAACTTCACAGGCTTTCTTATCATCATCTCTAGTTATGAAAGAACTAAAGTCATACTTTTGAAACAATTCATTCATAATTAGGCAATCAATTCGATAAACTCATTGAGAATTTTTTTATTTACCTTCTTTGATGCTAGAGACTTACGAAATGCAGATTTGATCTGTGATTTTTTAGCACCTTCCTCAACCTCAAACTCAGAATCAACTGACAATGTATTAGACAACAGAAGGAAATACTTATCATATCCAACTTTACTAAGAGAAAGAGTCTTAGTCTTGGAAAGAATATCAATCTGTGGAGTATACTTGGTAGGCATATACCTGCTATAAGCACGAATCATACGTGAGCAATCACCTTTGGTTCCAAGACGAATACCCATGAGGTTAACGTGTGGAAAGTTTGCCTTCAGATTGTCCAACAAAGTCTTGGTAAATTCCCATTCAAATTCTCCCATGTTCTTCATATATCCAATCTTACGATCCCTAAGAATAAACTTCTCAGCAGACCAAGAACGGCAACCCCACCTACCTTCTTCTTGACTAGTCTTGTAAGTAACCCAAACTGTATTGTACAGAGGTGCTGCCTCACCATCCGTGAGGATGACTACGTTAACGTTTTGTAGATTGTACTTTTTGGTAAAGAGAGGGATGATTTGATGAAGGGAAATGATCGTTTCATTGAGAGGTGTGCCACTGAGTCCAAAAAGAGGAGGAGCACTATACATGGCATAGATATGCTTATTGTTCAAAGAAGCTCTACCAAAAGAGCAAACAACCCTCCACAGATTCAGAAGTTGTTTTTCAGATTCTTTGCTGTTCACACTACTGGTAAGCATGTGAAACAGTCCGAAATACTCACTGATATGAAAGACGTTATCTTCCCTCTTATATGGTTTGGGTTGTGACTCATCCCATTTGTTTTCTGAAGTAAAAGCATATACATCATAGGGGATGCCAACCTTACGACAGAACCACACAAGATTATACAGTTGCTTGATAGTGTCAAATATACAGTCTGACATTGATCCAGACCAGTCAAGAATAAACAGGAGTCCGTGATTCTTGCCATTAGGAACAACAGTCACACGTTTGAACAGATCCTCACTGTACTTGTAACTATGAAGTTTGGTACAGTCAAGAACACCTGTACGACTAGTAGTAGACCGTAGATATTCATCTGCAGACTTTTTACACTCAAACTCTTTGACGAGATAATTAACCTCTTTCTGAGCAGAATCTTTGAACTTACGATAAGTTGAATCTATTTCAGAGAAGCAATCATATCCATCGTACCTGTTCCAGTGCTCAGCAATCAAATTATGACACCTTTCATTATCAATAATAATTTGATCAAGATCTACCTTAGGACGGGTGACATACACCTTATCACTATAGAAAGGATCTTTGTCTGCTAGTTTAGATAGATTGGAATCAAAAGAATCTTGTGTTGTGGGAGTTTCTTCCTCACCACCCTGATCACTCTCAAGTTCGTAACTTGGAGTCTCTAGGTCAGCTTCTTGATCAGCATCTTCTTCAGAGTCACCAGACTTATCATCATCCGAACTAATGTCATCAACAAAACCCTCTGGAGCATCAGAACCTGATTTGGGATATGCTTGATCAATTACACTAGCAGGACCCTCGTTATTGTTAACATAATCATATAGAACCTTAGCAGCTGCTACTGCTTCCTCAAAGGTTTCTGCATTAGCAACCAGATCCACAATTACTTTTTCTGGTGGAGTGAATCGGATGTTAAGAAAATTGCCAACCTTAAAATACAGGTTGATCTTATCAGCAAGATTCATCTTGTTGACATTCTTATCCTTGATCATGAAGAAGTCTCTGTCATTCAACTCTTGATACCCACGGAAGAATGACTTGGGAAGACCAGGATATTTACGTTTCATCAACTTCTCCACCCTCACGTCTTCTGTGATATTCACAAAGGACTTGCTGACTTCAACATCAAAGTCAGTGTTAGGTGTGAATAGGGCATGAGCAACCTCATGTGCCACAAGCATATCATACACTGCCTCTCCAGCATCTTTCCACACTGGCAGGGTGAGTAGACGACGACTAACATCAAACGATGCTGTCTCAACCTGACGGTGCTCAATAATCAAATCTTCAGTAGCAAGCAGTTTGGCAAGAGTTCCTTTGACTTCTTGAAATGACATGACGTGCTTTCGTATGTACCAATTATAATACCCCCAGCGTGAACTGAGGGTATTAGTGGACAGTTTAAAAACCTGCCCCTGCTGTTGGT